CACGTGCCTCACCATCAATAGAGTAACGTGTGGCAATGCGTGCCATACACTTACCTACTGGGTTGGGTGTACGACTAAGAACGAGATTACCACGATTAGGCAGGAAGAGAACGTCCTGATATTTGTCGTGATAACGCACCATATCGATGTATGGTGAGCCGGAAGTAAACTGAGTCTTACCGACAATTTGGTCATAGAACTCTGGGTACTGTGATGCAAGAGATTCTGCATCAGTAGTAATGACTTGAGTTAGGGAAATGCAACGACCAAAACGGTCAATCTCAGGATAAGTACCAAAAGGATTAAGGAGACGAATCTTTGGTGTGTTGGTCTCGTAATCAATCTCTACAATGCCAGGCAACATACCGTAGGTATTGAACCAGTCTGCTCCTGCATACATCTGGATTTGCAACTCAGATGATGTGGAGTAGTAGTTAGCAATACGGGTGCGGGTATCAGCCTGCTTACGTGCTGAGTCAGATACCATATTGGTAGCCGAGCAGTTAAACGATGGCAGTGGTGCCATAGCCTCAGCAAGGTCACGTGCGGCAACGTCAATAAAGTTAGCGACGAGAGGCTTGGGGTAATCCTCGGAGAACATTGTTGGATACACCTTGCCAATGTCCCCTTGACGAACGGAGAGAACATCTCGCATCCGTTGGTCGCGGGCAGCATAGCGCGTCTGTAGGCGCGATATCTTAGCCGCTAACTCTTTGACTGTTAACAATGAAGTTCCTTACTTTTTAACTGTCTTAATCTTCTTTGGTGGTTTGTTCTTTGTTGGCTTGGTGTAGCCCATATCCGGAGTAATCACATCGTAATCTGGTGGAGCCTTCTTGCCTTTAGTAGGTGGGGTCTTGCCCTTTTTGAGGAAATCGTCTAAACCTTTTTTCTTTGGCATTGGCATAATGTCTCCTAAATAAATGTTCTCTGTTGTTCTTCGAGAAGTTGGTCAATGTTTACCACCAATCTCTTGCCACGTTCGGCGCGAGAGAGGAAAGGGTTTTTTAGATGGTGCGCTTGATATTGACCACGGTTAAGAATTTCGCGTGCTCTAATCTCGCAGAACCAGAGCGCCATCACCATATCGGTTTTACCCTTGGTGGTTGGAGACCAGGTCACCAGTTGCTCAATGAGCGACTTGACGTTCTCTGTCTGGTCAGATGGCAGATGTATTAAGTTATCCCGATGGTGTTTGCCATCGGCTTGTTTCGTACCGAATAGGGTGGACATAGAAGCCACACCGAATCCGGAGTCCCATTTGTTAGCGCCTGTATGGTGCTCACGTAAGATGACGCCACGATTTGCTAGGTGTTGTCTGATACCTTCGTCTTGTGTAAGGAAGGATTGAAAGGCGTTCTTCTCGACTATCCACTCACTCGGCTGGTACAAACTTGTCCAGTCAAATATCAACTGGCGAATCATCGCCGGTGTGGGGCGGGTCACTTTATGTGCGTCTACAATAAATCGTTTATGCGAGGTAGGGTCTATTGCATAACAGACCACCGCAGTATCACCAACCATCGCCGGGTCGAGACCACAGATAGTAATAAAGCCATTGAGGTTTACTGGGTGTTGCGGAGAGCCGGGAGTTAATCTGCCGGATTTACGCATCCCATCTACTGAGCCACGAACACATACCGGGTCGAAGATGGCATCATCAGAAACATCTTGCTGTTGATAGACCAAAGCCCAGGTGGAGGTATCCATCTGCTGGCGTTCGTTGAACAGATACTTACCAGACCAACGGGGGTATAAGCCTTCTTCGTTCTTTTCTTCTTCTGGCTGTCCATCAAAGGCCTGGTCGGACCACGGCCAGAGCGTTACCCACTCTTCAGGCTTATCTGCCGTGTCCAGAAGTGCTGGCATCGCAAGATATGTCCACGGAACAATACCGCCTGGGTATCTATCCGGGTTCCGTAGTTCTCGATAGAGGTCTACTGGGGCTACGCGGGTACCAATGATAATCAATTTACCTGTTGGATTCAGACGGGAACGGACATCCTGGTTAAGCCACTTGATTTGCCGCTCGAAGTCATTGGCATTAGCCAAAGTCACCGCGTCATCAATAATAATCATATCGGCACGCTTACCGTAAATCTGACCACCAATACCTACGGCCTCGATATTTGGGTCTTTCTCACTGGAATCCCGGAGTTCATCACCGAAAGTGACGCGGGTAGCCTGCCAGGAGGCGGTTTTGCTATTAAAGCCGACCCCTGCCGCATAAGCGCTCTGTAGTTCTTCGTAATTGGGGTGAGTCAGACGTTGCTTAATTGCGTAGAGGAAGTCACCAGCCAGACGTTGAGTCTGGGATACTATGAGAATCCGGAAGTTGGGGTCCATACAGAGGCGATAGGTGGCATAGTCCACCGTAATCGTCATTGACTTGGCGTGGTTCGGTGGAATGTTAATCAGCAACCGATTGGCCTGACCCGGTTCGTACTTCATATTGGGATGAAGCCATCCAGGCTCGCGGCCTTCGATGACATCAACCAAGTTCTGTTGGTGAGGGAAAGTCTTGCTGTGCAAGAAGCGTTCCCGGAACTGCACGAAATCGATGTCGGAGACATCATTGGAGGTAAAGTTCTTCTTCTGTAATCCTAGCCGGGTGCGGTCCATTTTGTCTGCGAAGACCTTATCGGTCCGACGGTAGTACTCGTAGGACTTAATGGACTTGCCTGCAGACTTGCAGGCCTGCTCTATGGTCATTCCTTCTGCTACGCAGGAGAGAATGACACGTTTTGCGATATCGGCTGTATTCTCAGCCATTAGACTCCAATGGAAAAATAGATTTATCGACAATGGCGCGGATAAGATTTTTCATCCAGAGAGGAAAATTTATCCGGAGAGAAGGTCTTTTAGAAAAAGACAGACCTCTCCTTCATCGAGTGGGCCGACGCTCACCGCGTCGGTACGTTAGGGGGCGTTAGCCTCCTCCGCCTAGGTGGCTCCGGAGGCTTCGCCGTAGGAGCCTTACGACCCCCAATCCCCTCCGCACAGAGTGCTCCGGGGATTTTATCCCCCTACTATATATAAGGCGGGAAAAAGGGTGTATTTTCTGTTTTTCGGAAAAATATTTTACAAATGTGATGAACGTCACATAGTCATATCGCTACAACCCTTGAATTTAGTGGAGATTTTTAGTTGGGGAGTACTAATGGTATGCCCGCGCATTTCACTACCCCCGGGTTGGTTTCCTGACTTTGCGGGCTTTGGGCAAGGGGGCGCGTTTGCCTGGTTAGTAACGTAGCGGGAGGCGGGCACGGCGAGCGCGGGGGCGTGCCCTGTGGATAACCTCGTAAAGTTATCCCCAGTTTTTCCACAGCCTGTGGATAAGTTTTGTTATTGGATTTGGAGGGGCGGACTACCCCTCCGGCAGAGTCAGGGCGACCCCTTCCCTAAGTTACCCGCCAGTAAGTTACCCGTTAGTAAGTTACTCGTTTCACCTCTTCAGTAACTTAGCCTATCGAACACCTGTTCGAATAGCGCCCTAAAATTGTCGACATATCGACACCAAAATCTATGACCAAAAAGACCGAAATAACGCTTGACACTATGGCCTATAGGCGGTAATCTTCTCCTATAACTAAATAATCTACTAACTGAAAGGGTAAAGAAATGACACGTAAAGATTATGAACTCATCGCAGGGGCTATCCGCGAGGCACGCGCAAAAGTTGCGCTTGAATCAGGAAACCGCGAAGAGATTATGTCGGGCGCTAATTGTGCTCTCTATGAATTGTCGGTGATTCTCTCCGGTAAGTTTTTCGAGAATAACCCCCGTTTCAATGATAATATTTGGATGACCGCGACAGAATCTCTCCACAACTAGGCCGAAACACCCCGCAAGGGGTGTCTACCCGTAGGGCGGGTACTGACGAGGCCGTTAGATAGAGAAAGGGTACAAATATGAAATGGGCAGGGGCAGACACTAACGCAGTCTATCAACGCACTGGAGAGGGCGAAAGTAAGGCTTTTCGCTATCTCTATATCTGGGAAGAGAGCGCGGGTAAGTGGAGAGCGGGGCGCTACACGCTAGGGCGGGAGATTGATTTCCTTGCCGAATCTTTCACTACCGCGAAGAAGGCGCGGGCGTATTGCGAACTCTACGACAAGGAGAAGGCAGAAACGATAATCGAAGGCGTTACGGCCTAGCGGTTGCCTATCCTTGCCCCGCGAGAGCGGGGCAGGGGTAGGGGGCAACTAGACCCCACTAATGAAAGGGTAAAGAAATGGACGTAGTAAAAAAGTATGAAGTAAAAGTAGTTGCCGAATATATCGCCTATATTGAACTAGAAGACGGCGAGGAACTCTCCTCAGAAGAGATTGAGGAGATGGCCTGGAAAGAGTTTTACGATAACTCCAGCAAGGCGAGCATTGAAGAGGTTACGATTGAAGATGAGCAAACCGATTGCGCTGAATGTGGCGAGGAGGACATCGAAGAGGACAGCCACGAATGCGAAGAGGAGGAGGACAATTCGGACAATTCCGAAGAATAAGAATAAGAGGATATATCGCGCAAGGCGTTGCCTATCTCTGAGGGGCGTAGTACCCTCAGAGGTGGAGAGCGAAAGGCGCTCTAAGAAAGGGTAAGAAATGAAGAAATACACAGTACACGGGGCGTACGAGAATCCCAAGCGGGCAAGGAGTTACGCGAGATTTTCCTCGCGTTTGGATTACGATACGCGAGAAGAGGCGGAGAAGTTGCTCGAAGAATGGAAGAGTGAGAGGGATTATCCCTATCTGTGGATTGAGGAGGTGGGAGCGTGAAGGTATCAGAGTTAGCGCAACGAATCGGACAAGTCGGATATTTACGAACTGAGGCGTTTCGGGTACCGGTGAGGATACTAGAGGGGAAGATGTCCTACGGGGAGCCTCGCTACCTCGTAACCCCGGAAGGGGGCGAGGGTGAGGCTTGGGTCAATGCGACACGGCTAAAGTTTCCTAGCGCGTAGTGCTTGACTATCGGGGAGGGGCGAGAGTACCCTCCTCGGTAGCCGGATACTAGGCGAACGTCCTAGAACGGGAAAGGGTAAGAAATGAAGTGGATAGTTCGTGGGTATTACTCAGAAAATAGTAATATCTATTATGAAGTGGAAGCAGAAACTGAGGAGCAAGCGTTAGAGATAGGGGAACAAAAGGCTCTCTCTGAGTTTCCCCGTGATGTAATAAAATGGGCTGAGTACGTAGCCGAGCCATATACAGAACAAAACTCTTGGGGTAAAAAATGACACTTACGAAGAAAGAGAAAGAGCAGGAGAAACAGTACGCGAAGGAGAGACTACTCTCCTACTATCTGAAGGAGGGGCAGACTGTCTACGTGTTACAACATAGCGTATCTTCCTCCGGTATGTCGCGTAGCCTCAACCTCTTCACCGTCAATAATGGCAAGATAGAGGAGATTACCTACTACACGGCGCACGCTCTAGGTTGGCGCCTAGTGGAGAAAGACGGCCACCGCTCGCTACGGGTGGAGGGTACGGGTATGGATATGGGCTTTCACACCGTCGAGAGCCTATCGTTTGCTCTCTTTGGACTAGAGGGGCGTAATGCTCTCCGATATGAGAGGCTCTGATATGGACTGGGTACTAGGACTATGGGCGGTAGTTACTACGCTCTCGATACTGGGGGCGCTATCGCTGGCAGATATGGCGGGAGAGTTTCACAAAAGAGGACTAGAACGAGTACGAAAGGGTAAGAAATGAAAGATATAACAGTAATCAAGCAAGAGTTAGAGGCAATTCGTGAGGATATTTCCTCTATTACTGATGGGACAGATGACGTTCTCGCCGGTTGGGTTGAGGCGTTGGAGTGGGTCTTATCTAACGAGGAGGTGAGCGCGTAATGAACGAGTTAAGTAAATCCTATTTTAAGTTAGAAGTAATCGAGAACTACGACCCTGAAAGCGTAAGCGGGCGAGCGTGGGTTATAGACCTACTCACCAATGAGGGCGAGGTTATCCTGGAGCAGGCAGGAGTGGCGCCTACCTTAATGAAAGCGATGGAGGAGGCGGGCAGGGAGATTACTTTATTCCTTGCTAGTCAATGGCTGGACACCGCACTACTGGGAGAGGTGAGCGCGTAATGGAGAAGGTCATACGAGAAGAACTCAGCAAGTTGCGCGACGAGATGAATCGCGCTGAGCAGGATGGAAATAGCAGTCTTTCCCTCCTCGTGGGATGGGAAGAGGCTCTGAAGTGGGTACTTCGTCAGATGAAGAAGGAAGAGGTGGACGCGTAATGAACGAGTGTTATATCTGTGAAGAGCCTGCCTCCTTTATCAAAGAGGGAGAGGGTTGGTTTATGTGTCGTCAATGTATCCACGATGGAAAGGACTTAGCGTAATGAGTAAGTGTATGAAATGCGGGTGCGCTGTGGACTACACCTCTAGCGCTGATGGCGAGCGCTGGAATTGCCAGCGTTGCGGACAACCAACCTTAGAAAGGGTGGAGTAATGAGTGAACACGTCTTAGTAATGTCGCTAAAGGGCGATGAGTTCGGCTGGCTGGTAGATTTCTACGACCTGGCAGACCCCGACCCTAACCGGCTACCAGTAGCGGAAGGGTACGCCCGCGATTGGCGTAAGGCAGTTGAGAAGGCGATAAAGAAAATTGACCTACCAGAAAAGGAAGGGGGAGAGGGTGAAGTGTAACCAATGCGGGAAGGAGATACCTTCTGACTACTGGCGCAACGGGAAAAACCCCGCGCCTCTCTGTTCCTATCTGTGTCTACTTATCCAGGGGGAAGTGGACGAGATGGAGGAATACTATCGGGCGCTAGGTTCTACCGCGCCCGATGAGGAAATCGAGTACGCCAAACAACTAGGCAAAGAAAAGTACAAACGAGAGAATGAGAGGGCGAGGATATGAGCGACCCAACGGCAACGTATCTGTATGAACGCAGTATGTTACATAAGCGCAACGCGGAGAAACTCCTGGCTTCCCCTGCCCTCAACGGGCAGGAGGTAGTGAACGAACTAATGTCTATGGTTCACTATCTGGAGTTAGGTATGGCCAAGCAACGGCAGGAGAGCGAGACTCCCTGCCCTGGGTGTGGTTTCTACGAGTGGGATTCTGACAGCGCCCCACTAGAAGATTGTCTGAAATGTGGAAGGGAGAGAAATGACTTTCTCCACACAGTATGAGATAGTAACGCCAAACAAGTCTAAAGTCTTTACCAATGTGGAAGAGAGCGCGATAAAAAGATTCCTCGCTGTGCCTGGTTCCAGGCTCTTCATTCGTGGGTGGTACGAGAATGATGAGAAGTCCCCACCAACGGAGCGATTAGATATTACAGAGATTATCCGAAAGGCGATAGCACAAGGAAGGGGGAGAGGATGAGAGAGGTAGTTATCTGTGCGCTGGTTGCGATAGCAATAGCGTGGTTAATAATGGTGATAGAGGAGAAGATTAATAGGTGAACCATAAGCGTAGGCTAGTGCTGGCTACCTTGCTGGTGCCGGTACTAGCCTTAATCATTCTTCCCCACGCGCAAGAGTGGGAGAGGGCGAAGTTCGTCCCTCCTCAAGAGATACCTGTAATACAAGCAAAGCACGACACAATAAAGGAGAAGAGGGCTAATGCGAAGATGGCTAAGGCGTACGCTCAGGCTGGCTTTGGATGGCAAGGGAGCGAGTGGAAATGTTTGCGAACTCTTTGGACCAGTGAGAGTAGGTTTGATAGTAAGGCGAACAACCCTCGTAGTAGTGCCTTTGGTATTGCACAACTACTCAAAGAGACAAGCACCGACCCCGCTATCCAAATCCTCAAAGGATTGCGATACATCAAACATCGTTATTCAAGTCCCTGCCGAGCGTTGGCAAAGTGGAAGAGGGAGAAGGCGAGAGGTAATCCGTGGTACTAATAGATAATAAATTGTTTGGTTTGTGGATAAGTTTCGGTATGAAGAAGGGATGGATAAGCCATCCAGTCTGTGCTACTCACGAAGGAACGTATGAGTTCGAGAGTGAGGAGAGTCAAGCAGAATGGGATGAGGGCGGAGACCCTTGCGTGAGTGTCCTAGTTCTGTTACAATAAACGTGTAGCGTCGAGCGTATTCTTACCCTTTCCGCTCCGCTACATCTAAGCCCCGTCTACCCTTTCGGACGGGGCTTTCTAATTGTCAAAACACCGATGCTTGACAAACAAAAAGTGTTGTGCTATAATGGTTTTATTGAGTGTAAAGGGTACGCTCAATGAAAGGGGTAAAAATGAAAATAAAATTGACACGCGAAAACCCAGGCTCTTATTCATACGGAGATGATTACCACATCTACCGATGGATTGGAGATAACTGTAATCCAGGTATGTGTAACTGGAGTATCTCTAGAAGAGAAGGATTGGGGTGGGAACACGTCAAAGACTTTCATTCGTTGAAAGAGGCGCGTGCTCACCTGGCCAAAATAATACTCGGATAAAACTATCCGTCAGTCGAGTAGAAACCTGTCCCCTTGAACTGTATCGAGGGGGCAGACCACACGCGGGTCATCTGTACACCGCAGAAATTACACGAAGGGTTCGGTCTATCTTCATCCACGCCACGCTCTACCTCTAGGTAGTTAGCGCAGAACTCACACTTATAGGGATACAGGGGCATAGAGTACCTTGCCTAACGAGGTCGGCAAGAAGCCGACTACTTTACTCACCCAGTTATTGTTTGAGAAATCTGTGGTAACTGGCATCTGTTTGGATTCCCATCGTGGCTCGAACTCATACTGTAAATGAAAACCCCAGATACCTTCTGGTGTTGAGTTGATGTACCACGCATCGAGGTCTTGACTGTGAGCGTGGAGGACCAAGTTATCCCATTTACTTTTTTCAATAAGCAAATCCGGATAGTGCGTTCGACGACATTTGAGTTCGGCATAGACTCCTGCTTTCTGTGACACACAATCAAAGGTGTCGTAGGTGTTACCGGATTTAATGAGGTCGTTGTAGTGGTAGGTCTTGAGATATTCAAATAACTGTGCCTCCTGTAGTGTGCCTAGTTCCACGGGCTATCCCCTCCGACAAAGCGCTGGAGCGCTTTTAATGCGCTCTCACAACGTCTGTCGGCAGTAGAGACTGAGCAACCATACTCATCTGCTATCTTCTGTAGCGTCATCTCATAGTAGTAGCGTGCCTTGATGTACTTCGTATGTTCAGTCTCATTATCAATATCGTACTTCTCTAGTAACTGATAGCCACGCTTGATGTCTATGAGCATAGCCAAGAGGTTGCGTCCCTCTGCTGGTGCGCTAGTGCGACGAGGCATACCATCATCAACCAACTGCTGTGCCTGCTCCAGTAATACATCATCAAAGATATTGGTGAGGATGTGCGGCAACATCTGTGAGATGGTGCTTATCTCGTAGAAGTATTCATCTCCTACTAGGTATCCGGATTTAATAGACTTCTCCCGGCGAGCATATCGCTCGCACGTTCTGAGTATCTGCCAGCCTATCCGTTTGAGTTTATACTTACGCAACTCATCATCTGGCTCATCGAAAGCATCGGTAATTACATCAGCCCTGGCTACACACCAGAGTAAACCCTCTTGTACTAAGTCTTCCCTCTCCACCCAACGGCTATAGTTTCTATGAACTACCGCCACTCTCTCTTTCACCAACTCGCCGACGCCATCTGGAAGATTATTAGTCACAATCTATAATCGACTCCTTGATGGTAGGAGATAGGCTCAATACTCTGATAGCAAGAAAGTCCAGGTAATTACTGGCATCTGCCAACTCTTCAACCAACTCCCGGATGGTGTCATCTAAAGAGTATTGCTCAAACCTCTGGCCAGTTGCGTGTGCGTACTGTGTCGCACCCACACCACGCACACGGCTGGCTCGGAGGGAGGCAAAAGATTCTATAAAGGATACTAAGTCCTCAGTGCTTACGCCCTTGCGGTAAGCCATAACAGCCGGGTGGTCTGCTAGTGGCGTACGGGTGGTATCTCTATCCATAGTCTCCCACGCTCCATATCTATCTCCACTACACGAAACCCTAACCCATTCAAGGTATAAATCACGCTGTCCATCGTTTCTCTTTCCATTAGAGGGCCAATCGTTCACGTAGTTTCTCCGGTCCCTCCGCTAGGTAACAGTCCGTTATGTCCATACCAGGTGGTAATTGTACTATTTGTGCGTTAGATACTTCTTGTGCGACACGCCGAGCGAAGTCTTGACCAGGATTAGAGCCGTCTACTTTGTTGTCATTATCTCCAACAATCAACACACGCT